TTTAAGCCAATCACAAGCTGCTTTTAAGTCTTGAGTGGTTGCTTCGCCTGATTTTATACGGGCAAGAAACTCTTTAGTAACTAGGTTATGCAACTCGTTAAATTGGTCTTCAGTTGCTTTTTTCTTCATTTTTCTAAAAAATGCCCCTTCAGAATCGCCTGTAAGGGGCTTGTAATTTTGTCTAGGTATGTTTGTACCTTCAATTATTCATCTTTTCGATTGATTCATGTATCCATCCAGTAACAAGATATTTGTCTTGTTTAGGAGGATAACCTTGATGCACATATGTCCACGTTGCAGGAAATATTAATAATCTTCCTGCTTTAGGTTGTACTTGGTCTCCGTTATAAAACTGTGTCCAACCTTCATCTACATCATTTAAGTAAAAGATAAAAGTAAGTTGTCTTATACCGTTTGCTCCATTAACTTGGAAGTCATCGTGCCATATATACCCATCTCCGGGTAGAGTTTTTTGTATTTGATATCCACTATCTGTACACTGTTCTCCATGAAGTGTTGATATTGGAGTCATATATTTTGGAAGATTTGTTGTACGATCTATTAAATTATTCCCGATGTTTAAATTTATGTGTTTACCATATTGTACTAACCCGTACTGAACAGTATCGAGGAAAATTTTATCTTCTTGTTGCCACTCAGGTAAATCTGTAATTCTAAGGTCCTTACTTTTCTTAATTAAATGATTCTCACCAGCTCCGGTAACACCCCATTGCTTTCTTGAATCATCTTCAAATTTATCAATAACGTGCTTACAAAACTCATCGTTAAACACGTTATCTTCTATATAAACGTACGGGTCTTTATTGACCGTAGTCATTATACGCCTAGACCTTTCTTGACAATCTGTAACGCTCTGTCGTCCAGCTCGTTATCGGTCTGCTCTACTAGCTTTTCTAGTAGTTCGACTACAAAAGTCTTAAATTTTGGTGACTTAAGTGCAGATAGTACGAATGGTTTAAGGATTGCTAACATTTTTCTTTAATAATGATTGAATAGGTACTACGTCAGAACATATGTGATATACACGTGAACCGGGTAGCAGGGTAAAGCCCTTCTGTTGGAGCTCTGCACATTTAAGTGCACGTACGAGCTCAAAATCGAGCTTATTTTTTTGTATTTGACTTTCAGCCATGCGTTCACATTGCTTAGTCAAGTCTCGATTTAGGGGTACCATAAAGTTTATTTGGAAACCCCAGTTTTCTGAGATAACATAACCATCTTCTGTTTGTGGTTCTGTATCGTTGCCCATATAAAATGGACTAAATGTCATGGTGCTGCCATTACAAGATATGTTGTTACCAAAGGCTTGTCGACTTGGTGCTCCATTATTTTGAAATTGGACAGCTTGATTTGTAACATTTCCCGTCGCGGCTGCCACGGGGTTACTATTATTATTGGTATCTCCTTCGGCAAGTACAGGACTTACTGAGAGAATACAGACAGCGATGTAGTAGTAGAGTTTATTGTATAGTTTCTTGTGAAATCTATTTGTTCTACTAAGCCTGCTGTTCTTGTTGTGGTTTCTAAGTTCCACGGTAATGTTGCGTCAGTTACTGAAAATGTTGTACCTGTAGCTGCTAAATCGCCAGAGGCTGTAACATTATTTCCTGACCACGTTTTCAGCTCAGCTCCGAAGACCTGACGCTGCTCTGTCTCCACTATAGTTTGAGTGGTAGTGGTCGTTGAGTTCATTGACCCTGAAGTAAATTGTGGGGTCACTGTGTTGGCTCTAGCTATGCTGGGTGATAACAGAGCTAAAAGCAAGATTAATTTTTTCATGCTTTTGGTTTTTCTTTGTCTTTATTTTTACCATTACCATTGCCCGTAGACAGCCCGAAAGTTGCCAGCGCACCCGTAAAAATCGAGGCTACGAACGTGATATCGCCTGCTGTAGCTGACTTTTTGACCATAGGCAGCTCAACATAACTTAGTGTAATAATAAAACCTGACCAGATTACAACACCTAAACGCACTGCTGCGCCAAGTACTGCCATCTGTTCATCGTGGTCATCTATGTTTTCTTTTAATTTTTTGAAGAAACTTTTTGGTTGTCCTTTGATTGGCTTATCTTCTTCCATGCTGTTTTTAGTATTGGTTTCATTGCAGTAACCGCCCATTTAAAAGCTGCTGTAGCTGTAAGAGTGGCTGCTACAGAGACAACCGCAGTTGTCCCAGCCGTTACTAATATTTCGTTTTCCGGAACAGGTAATTTAAAATCTGTAAACGGTATGTCTACTTTTCTTAAACCTTGTTCCGGTTCATCTTTTGTTTCTGCCTGTACTCCCTCAGGAGCTTCTAAATCGCTAGGAGGTATCACCATAGGAATGTATGATGGTACGTCTGCTGTAGGCAAAGGTATCTCTATTGTTTCTATTGTTTTTATAGGAGGCAACTCTAGGGTTGGAATAGAAATACTTGGTTGAGTCTCCATTTGTTTATATAACTTTCATCTTGGCATAAGCCATGAAATTTAGTTCCATCCCAAATAACTAATTTGTTATATTCAGATGGTGTATGAGCTATAACTTTTAATTCTGACTCGTCAGCATAATGTTCTTTATGCTCTTCTCTATTATCCCAGTCATAGGATATAGACTCATATATATTTGTACCGTTAGCTACTTCTTTATCTAAATAGACTAAAGCAGTTGCACCGAAATCTTTATGTGGGTAGAAATATTTATTTTTATAAATCTGATAAAAGTATGTGAAATTAGTTTGAATACAATATTCCATATCTTCCATAAATGTGATTGGTTTTTGACCTGTTATTTTAGAAAGAAAATCCCAGACAGGTTTTATTTGAAAGTTTAAAATAGTATGTCGCATATCATCAAAATCATAACCTTGTGAAAAATATCCACAAGGATGTTTATGATAATGTGGTTGATATCTATGTATAAATTCAACTACTTGATCTGGTGTTTTATAAAAATCTCTAATTACACTTACATGTTCATATTTTTCTACCTTTTTATTGTTTATTTCAAACATTAGGTAGGTTCAGTCGGCCACGTAGGGTTTGCAGGGTCAGATGTATTAGCTGGTAAATCTCTAAGAGCTTGTCTATAGGTTTTCCATGCGTCTGGCATAGTAGTGTCAGATAATCCCATCCAATCTGATTGAGCTAAACGAATATCTCTTTCAGCTCTTAATGTTTGTTCTGCTGTAGGTTCTACTTCTGCTATATTAGCAGCATCAAACTCAGTTACAGCAGATTGATAAGGTGTAAAACTTGTTATGTCTGTTACTGATAAATCAGTTTTTTCTACAGTTCCTTTAGATGTAGAGCTATCCCAGTGAACAGCCCATACATCAGAAGCGATAGAAGATAAAGACAAACCAGAAAGACTAACACCATCTTTGCTGACTATTCCGTCAGGCTTAATAATTGATACTTTCATTTATCGGTAAGGGTTTAAATTGTTGTTCCACAGGGACTATAGGAGAAAGAGTTTCTACAGTTGCATTTCTAAACGATTCGATTGAAGCACCTACTTCATTTAGTCTTTTTGTATTTTCTATAGAAAGAATAGGCATCCATGCTACAGCACAGCCCCATTCATCAAATTCTTCTCCCGTCTGTGGGTGGGTTCCAGCTATTTGTGTAAACCATACACATTCGAGTTTTTTACACTCTCCATTAACTAGCGGACAGAATGTTCCTGCTTTAATTTTCATTAGTCTTTGCTTGCAATAATTACGTCTACATATTGAACTGCCATATCTAAGTTTCCTACAGAGATACTGTGGTTGTGTGCAGAACCAGAGAAGCTACCAGTTGCGTTGTGGTTGTGTGCACTACCGCTAAAAGTAGCATTGTGGTTGTGAGCTGTACCACTTAATGAACCGTTGTGGTTATGTGAACCTCCACTAAATCCGTGTGAGTGACCACCATTTCCACCGGTGGCGTTTACAGCAACGTTGGTAGAACCAAAGTTCTGTCTTGCATTATTTTGTTGGTTAACATAACTAACCCCTTGAATACCGGGACCACCAGCATATCTCGCTTGGTTTCTTGCAGCAACGAATGTCATACCATGTTGGTGACTTGGCATTTCGTTAACAGACAGTGTATGACTGTTTACTGTTCCAGATGTTGAAGTACTACCAATAGATAAGTTACCACCGGCAGTTGTACTTGCAACCGAAACGTTACCACCTTGAGTTGAGTTAGCTACGGATACGCTGACGTTACCACCTTGTGTAGTGTTACTAGCGTTAGCATTTATTCCTCTTGCTCCGAAAGCAGTTGTAAACGCATTTGTACCACCAGAACTAGCAGAACCAGATACGACTCTAAGAGCTTTGTTGTTATGAGTTGTTGATTTAGTCCAACCTGTAGGAGCTGATGTCTGAGCAAACAGCATTAATGTTCCAGATGGGAATCCGTAGGTACTTATAGCACTTCTAACAAAAGCAGTTGTAGCCACCTTAGTTGTGTTGTCCGATGTACTTGGAGTAGTTCCAGTAACACCACTGGCAATTACTCCAGTGCTATCTACTACACTACGCATTAAGGTATTTTGACCACCTATATTTACACCGTCAACTGTTCCTGTAACTGTGATGTTTCCTGTTACGTCTACACCTGCACCTACGTCTAAGTTACCAGCTACATCAACGTGACCATCTGTATTTACATTAAATCTGTATGCACCATTTGTTTGATCGTAAAGACCTAAAACTCCGTCATTATTAATAATTGACCAGTCAGGGTTTGCACCTGTATCATTTAAGTCAATTCTTGGATGAGTAGAGTTAATATCAATGTCACCAGTAGTTGTAATATCTCCTGTTACGTCAATACCAAGACCGAAGTCTGTATTACCTCCAATAGTGACTCCACCATTAGAATCTATCTGAAATCTATCAGCATTATTTGTAGCATC